CTGTCCATATTGAAACAATCACTATAAATGTTAGAAGACCTATCAATAATCTTAAATCTTTAATTATTTTCATTTTTTTCTACCCATTTGTAAAAGTCTGTTATAGCGTCCTTCAACTGAGGAAGATAATCTGCTTTGTTCTTCTTAAATACTTGTGTTGTACCTTCTTCCGTTACAACTAATATTACAACCTGTTCTATAGGTTCGCCAAAGTGTTCATTATACATTTCTGCATAAGCACTACCTTGAATAAAGTAGTTCTCTATCCAGTCTTCCTTCTTCTCTCCTTTAGATGTTTTAAAATCTATGATTGATAAAACGCCTTCATACTCAGCAATACAATCGCAACGACCTGCCACGGTGTAGTCTGTTGAGTACATTTGTGCTTCTTGTAGTCTAATATTATTTATCTTTTGAAGTTCAGGTTTTAGCACTTGAAACATCATTCTTGGTAGAAATTGTTTTTGATACTTTTCGTTAGCGTCTATATTTAAGTTATTAAGATAATCCTCTGCCATATTATGTACCGCTGTGCCTCTGTTGGCAGCAGTTATCATTACATGATTAGCAACTTGTTCGCCAACTTTCTTACGCCACTCCATTAAACCTTGTTTCTGTCTAATAGATAGTACACTCGTTATTGAGGGATATACTTCTTTGGTTTCCAGGTGTTCGTAAAATCTTTTACCTGATACATTTTTTGCCTTTAAAGGTGGCATTTCCTGTGTTGGTGTAATGTGATTAAACATTATATAATCCTTTTCTTTAATCTATACTGCATATTATAACACAGTATAGAAGAAAAGTCAAGCCTTAAATTAATTTTTTTGCCGTTTCTGTTGTTTCATCCACACGTCTTGTCCAGCCTCTACCAAATGTTTCAAATGTGGATAATTCTTCGTAGTATTTCTGTCTATTCTTTTGGTAGTTTTCTACAGCATATTCCACGTTAAACTTCTCAACATATTCATTGACTTTTGCTAACGTCATAGGACCTATACCGCCATCTATTGGCAAGGCACCAACACAAGATTGTAAATACTTCGCTGCTCTGCCTGGACCTGCATTGACAGCAAAGTCAAATACACACAGGTCTAAACCTGATGGCAAATCATCACATTTACATTTGTCCCAATAACCTTTTTTGTAGATTGGTGCCACATCTTCATGTGTAAGGTCTTTCATATCCTTAGTACCACCAAATTCTTCATAAACTCTTTTTGTAACACCTAGGTTTGTTTCACCACCTGGGTCTTTAGGGTGGTTTACATAACCACCTTCGTGGTGTAGTATTATTTCTAACGCTTCTTTAAATTTGTTGCTCATAGTGCAATCCTAACTTTATTTTGTTTATTAAATATGATTTGATTAATCCACTTCTCACTATATCATTCAAATCAAATTCAATGCAATTTACTTCAGGCATTTGCTGAAGTATATTCACAAAGTCTAGGATGCCATTACGGTCTTGTGTTTTCGTTAAGTCAGTTTGTTGCATATCACCAGCGAAGACAATTTTACTATCTTGCCCTACTCTGGTCATTATTGTATCTAACTCATGGAAATTTAAGTTTTGACATTCATCTACAATTATAACGCCATTATCTATTGTTACACCTCTTAAAAAGGAAGTAGTAAGAAAATCAATTGTGCCTTGATTTCTTAGGTCATTATATAGTCTATCAAACTCAGCGTCACTACCTCTTTTAAACATAAACCTAACCATGTTCTGGTAAGGTGTTTGGTATAAGTATGATTTGTCTTCCTCATCACCAGGTAAGAAACCTATGTCTCTTGTTGGTATGATAGAACGGACAATATATACTCTTTCTCTAGGTGATTTAGGATCCAGAACATCTTTCAAAGCATTATATAACGCTACGAAAGTTTTACCAGTTCCTGCTACACCATATAGGAATAAATTTTTGTCAGCGAAGTTATTGAAAACTTCCTTCTGATTATCTGTGATTGGTTTAATATCATTTAAATCCTTTAATGATATTTCCAACTGTTTCTTTTTACTTGCCATAATATTCCTTCACTTACGGATTATGTGTTAACTCAGCTTACAATCTTTGGGTTATATGATATCCCTACAACTTAGTGCTGTTAACTATCATATAACTATTTAGACTATTTAGATTTTACCTTTTGCTCTTTTCCTATGTTTTTTAATAGTGTCTTTTATCTTTAATGTTTTGTGGTCTTTTTTACCATATCTATCAGCAAGAGCACTTTCTGGATGTGCTTCTGCAACTCTTCCTAACATGTCTTTCCAACCACTATCAGTTTTACTATCAAGTTGACCTACACTACCTACTATAAGTGGTGCAGCCGGTACAAGACCTATTTTTCTTTTATTCTTTTCTAAGTATTCTTCCATTTCAGATATGGACATCAAATCAGTCCATTCTTCATCTGTCTTTTTATTTCTAAATGTATATGTTGGCATATGTTTATTTATGCTGTTATTCTGGCAGCGTACCAGGCTGGTACGTCACGTTTAGACCATTTGGCAAAATATGCTTTTGCTTCTACATAATAATTTTTGTAACTAGCAATACTATCATTTGGTACTATACATTGAGGATAGTGTGACATTGCCGGTGTAGGTTCTCGCCAACCGTCTTGTTTAATATTGTTAGGTGCATTTGCCAGTATCTCATTCAGTTTAAAGTTTGTACTATGTACTTTACCATATCTGTGAGTGTACTCTTGTCCTAGTTTTTTAAACAAATCATATAACCATAGATACTGCATTTTAGTTTCTCTTGCCCATACAGCACTAGGGTGGTGGTAGTGTACTGCTTTGTATATAATGTCTTCTCTTTTATCTTCCATAATATAACGTTTCACTTTTCTACCTGTCTTACTTCTACCTTCAATCTCTTTACCGTCTAGCATTCTATGTGCTGTAGATAATAATTGAGCGTATTCTACAATCATCTTTACAACGTGTTTATCTACATGCTGTTCAGCACATGTCTTTGTATCGTGGTTCAAATAAAATATATTCACTAAAACTCCTTCACTTTTTCCATTAACTTAATTAATTTTAATCTAAACATATTATACATCACCGGCAACTTTTTGTCAACCTTTTTTAAATATGCTCTTAGAGCGTCAACACGTTTCCAGTATAATTCTTCTTTAGAGTTCATAGACACCTACTATATTATGTTTAATAACTTGTTTAATTAGTGATGTATAGTTCTTTTTTGTCGCATACTTCGTTAGAGTATCAGCAAGTTGGTATACATTTGCACCGTTGCTTCTTGCTTCTCTAAATTCTTCATAAGCAAATACTTCGTTAAGGATCCTTACATAGTCCTTTACACTATTACATCTAGTTTCATAAACTTTAACACCCCAACCAATCCATTTTGTTTGGTCCCATGTAATTGGTAATAACCATTTACTATCTTTGTTGAAAGTTCTAATACCAAATAGATTATTACCTTCGTTGGCAAATCTACTTTTACCCCAACCTGTCTCTAATGCCGCTTGAGCAATGATTAGTTCTTTTGGTATTTGTTTTGAAATATCTGTTGTCTCATAAATTTTATCTATACATTTTGATAGTGTATAAACAAATTGAGATTTTGTATCTGTATTGATAACAGGTAAAACATTAGGAAAATCTTCTATCTCCTGGTATGTGATTAGTTCTACTTGTTCAGTAAATTCTTTGCAACCATCATCTGTACATGGTTGTTCTTTTGCTACTGCGTTCCACATAAACACACCAGCAATTAGTAATAATATAGTTGAAAATATTTTCATAAGACCTCCTTAGTCAATATTAGTTGTATCATTGTCAATAGTAAGTGTTAGTTTAATACCATTTGCACCAAACGTTCTACGCCATTTGTAGAAATCAATGTTGTGGTTACAACTGTTATCTTCTAACGCATAATATTGCCATAGATGTACCATTTCATGTCCTAACACTTGTAAAAAAGTGTCAAAGGATTTCATTTTATAATGTAATTCTAAATGACATTCTCTAGGTTTCTTTTTTCGCTTTTCTGATTGGTCATTAAATACTACTTGACCAACAGCACCTCTTAATCTTCTAATAGATATACTATCAAAAGACGGTAGTTTTCTTTTAAAGATAATATTATTTAGTATATCAAACCACAGCTCAGCGTCTGTAAGTGTAGGATAATATGGAAACTTTTTGTTAAAGTTTTCTGCTAATCTATCTATCTTTTTTCTTGCCATATATTATCTAAGATATTCGTTTTTATATAATAATTTAGCACCATATTCTTTTTTTGCAATATCAAGGACTTCATCTACATTGTCCTCATCAATACCACACAATGATAGGTTGTCAACATCTTTCAATTGTTTTGTAGCAGTTGCTTCGTCAATAGCACCAATACAATAGTTGTTAATAATCTTATCAGATTGTTCTTCAGCGTTGTCCCACGCCATGTTTTTAACTTTACTCATAATATAACCTTTCGTTTTCTTGTTAATATACTTATAATATACACTAAAAACAAGCAAAAGTCAAGTAAAAAAGGTATAATAAAACCTTTATAAATCAACGGTTTATGAAATAAAAGTGTGCTATTCTGTCGCATGTCCTGTATTATGCCAGCTAGTATCGTCATATCCTACAGGTCCTGTGATAGTATAGTTTGCCACAATAGAATATCTACTTTGATTATCTGCATTTACATCAACCTTATGATGAGCAAATCCAGGGAATATAACTAACATTCCTGCCTCAGGAGTTATGGTAAGTCTTTGTTGATTAAAATGATTAATTTTTTTTGGTCGTACATACCATTGCCACTTATTATTATAATCAATAAATGTAATATTGGATCCACCAGATACAGGATAGAATACAACTGAGTACATTGTATTGTCATGGTTATGTAAGTTGCCTTGATAACCAGGTTGATACTTTGTTGCCCAGGAACTTATTAACTGAACCTCATTGTCAGTATAAGTCATTACATGGTCGTTATACTCTTGTACCTTTTCTGTAATTACTTTTTGTAATTCAGGAAACTTTGATAATATTTTTTTATCATTAGAGTATTCACCAAGGTTATCGTAATTACTCCAACTGGTACAATTTTGTATGACTTCAACTTTTGGTATATGTTCCTTTATCTGTGTAACAGCCAATGGTCTTGCATACAAGGAATATATTTCCATGTTACTTATTAATTCTCATAAAATTGTCGTCCCAATTGAACGCTTCTTTTACTAAATTCTCCGTCAAACCTTTGTAAATTTTGTTTAGTTCTCTATCTTTGATTTGTAAAAGTAACTTTGCTTCTTCTTCACTTAATGCTTCAAGTGTTTCTATAAACATAGCTTCTCTTTTCAATTGTTTTAGTTGTGGGTTACCACCTTCTAAGAAATGAAACAGTTTTCTTACCTCTGCCTTTAACCATATATGTCCCTCAGTACCTAGTGGTGCTTCGTTTGCTTTATACGGTGGGTTATCTTCTGGTAACTTCCATATTAGTTTGGTATCAAATGCTAACTTCATTAACATTCGTAATTCTTTAGTGTCATACTTTTGTAACACTTCTATTTTTTTCTTTTTATCTTTCGCATTATTAACTTTTGTTAATATTTCATGGAATGATAATTGATACATTGGTTCAGCCATTTTAAAACTCCTCTATTTTGCCAATCAATTCTTTCAAATCGTTATTAATTAAATAAGGTAATATCTTTTGTTTAGATTGTACCTTAATGTTTTTGTATGTATTATATATGTCTTCTTCCATATCGTCTGGAATATAGTCAAAGTCAATTAGTCTTTGGTTTCTTTGGTAGTTTCTATAGTGATATTCATTACAGAAAGTCTTAGGATCCTCACCTTTCATTAAAGTGTCAATCCAATATGATAATTTTTTCTTTTGTATAGGTTTTTGTTTAATCTTATTTACAAAGGTATCATCTGGTGACAAAAAGTTAGGTATGCCATCAGAGGTATCACCTCTCATTATATGCTCAAAGATATACTCTTGTGGATTTTGTGTTTCTATCATCTTCTTTTGTATAGGTGCATACTGTGATACATTTGGATACTTTTGAAGTTGTTGAAAGTCTTTGTCACCTGATATAATTAAAATCTTTTCGTTTTTAGCAATGTTTACACCTGTCTGTTCTTTTTTACATAGTACAGCAATAATATCATCTGCTTCAACATTATCTAATTGTACAACTTTATAATGGAAGTTGTCTCGTATTTCTTCTTTGATTATGTGTATTAAACCAAATACACTTTCCCAATCAGTTTTGGATTCGTCTCGCCCTTCCCTTCGTTTTGCTTTGTAGTGTGGAAATATATCTCTACGCCAAGGTGCCGGTCCGTCAACTGCAATGACAACATCACCTGGATAGTCTTGTTTAAATCTGTGTACTAATCCTCTAATAGAGTTTAGTATCATATGTCTTACAATTGGTATAGACAAGGTCATCTTGTCTTTACTCATTGCCAATTGTACAGCGATATTACTAATCGCTATCTGGCTGTAGTCTATCAGTATCATCTAAATTTTCTCCTTCAAATTCAATTTCGTCTTCATCATTTTTGTCACAAATTCTTTTGCCTTCATAATCAATTACTGAAAATGTCCTACCTGATTTTTCATCTTTCTGTTTAAACATAAGATTATCAGTTATCTCATGGAAAGGGTGTTCTAAATTTAGTTCTCTATACAATAAACCTTTTAATGCCTCCATAAAGATACCTAAATCTAAGAAAGTTTTATTACTTAACTTTGGATCTCGTAAACCAATGTTCATACCCTCTTGTTGTAACTGTGACAACATTCCAATGACCATATCATCAGCAACTGCATTAGCGTATTTCTTTGTTTGTTCTTCCGCTATCTTTTCTTCTACAGGTTTTTTCTGTTCTCTGGTCAGATTAGGTATATGTTTTCCTTCTGGAAACGATAAAATTTTCGCTGTCATCTAGTATCACTCTCTTTGATTTTGTCCGTCCTGGGTTGGTACACCAATCTTTATTCCTTGGTTTCACCTTGAAAATTGATTTTACCTTCATTTATTAGATGTTCTCGCAAATCAGTATAACCACCAATCAACTCATCATCTTTCATAATTTGAGGCATAGACCGTACTTGTTTGCCTATCATTTCAAACATTTTATCTGGTGTAAAAGTAGGCGACAGTTTATGTTCCTCAAAAGGTAAATTTATACTATTGAGTAAGGACTTTGCCTTTGTGCAATAGACACAATTATCTTTTGAAAATACTTTATACATTATTTACTCCGTTGCTATTTCTGTTAAACTTTCTATAGCGTCATTCGCTTTAATATTAGCTTCTGCCATATTTATATCTTTTTTAGCTTCTGCTTTTACCAGTTCCGCTAACTTGTTTAACTCACCTAACGGTAACTGTAAACCCATGTAAACTCTATACTCATTGTCTCCG